AATAACCTCCCAATGTGCGTCAGATTTGTCACCAAAACGGTTAGTACCAGTACGAGTGCTAACCCAGAAAAAGTATTTACGATTTTCTGATGCTAAGAACAACTCACCACCAGTGTCCTGTTCTACAATACAGACAGGATTACCTTCCATTGTATTAGCAAGGCGGTTCTTTGCCTTGCTGCTTTTGGGTTTGACGATTACTTTTCTCATTTTGAATTTCCAGTTTCAGTTTGCGAATACCAGTGATAAAATAAGCAAAGTCACGACTTTCAGTTACACGTTTGTCTTCGCCACAAACACCACACTTACCATTCCAGACAGATGAACAACCGACTGAATAGACACCATACTTGTGTCCACAATCCATACAGGTTGTACCTGTCTGTTCAAGTCGTTTGAGTAGTGCCTTCTTCTCTTTGAGAGTCATAGGGGATGGAAAGTCCATAGGGGTTGTTGTCTATGAGGTAATCATACAGCATCTTGGCGAATCCGTAGTGGGGTCTTGTGCCAGTTTCGATACTGGTCGAGGTCGCCACCGTCCACATAATATCCAGTGCTTTCTTATCAGGTAAAGTCTTCATCATTTAACTCCACACCATCAGTAAGTTCTTTTATTCTATCAAAGAAATCTTCATCTAATGGAATCAATTTCTCTTCACCCCGATCAATTCTGTCACACATTTCCATCAGATATTCTAGAAATTCTTTTGGATATGTTTCATCCATATTGATGCTGCACCAGAACCACTGATAACATTCTTCATACGGATCATCACTACTCAGTAGAGCATAATCAGCGTAGTTACCACTGATAAGATCTCTCCACATCTTAAAGTTATTCCAGATTTCTCTCCAACCAGTCTGGAAACAATGACCAAAGTAATATTCAAACCAGTTCAGTTTCGTCTTCATCTAGTTCCTCCAAATGATCCCAGTTCCAAGTGCGAGAGATAAAATCAATATCAAATCCAAACTTATATGCCCAAAATAGAATACTCAAAACATCACCAGATCCAGACTTGATTTGTAGATAAGGCCAAGATGGATAATCATTCCAACTTACAGATGCTTGAAGCAAACTCCAACGCTTGATATTGAAAATCTGAACATACCATTCGTGACCAAAATCTTCACGATGATTGTACTTAATCAAAAATTTGCGTTTATTAAATTTAATTAAATTCATTGCGTAAGTTCCTCTGCAAGTTGTAGCAGATCAATCTTATCCAAGACTATCATATCGTTTTGAGCATTGTAATATTTCACTGCTTCTGCTGCAAGAGAAAGGATTGCAGCAACCAATTTTTCCTCAGTATCAGCACCTTCGTTTCTACGCTGCCATACCGCATTCATAAACTCTTGCGCTCTATCAGACATCTTTAAACTCATCCTCAAAGTCAAACCATTCGTATATAGAATTCATAGCACCCTCAACCACACAATCAACAACAGCATCTTCGTGTGGATTCTCTACGTGTTTATGAGCACGATTATACCCATAACGGACACCTTCTTCCAGTGCCATTTCTAATACTTTACGAAAGTTGGGTTTCATATCAGTAAGGAAGAGATTTCAAACCATTCAGAACTTCCTGAAAGCGTTCGGCACGACTCTTATGATTCTCTACATTTTCTTCTAATACACTTACAATATCATCCAAAACCACATCCAAAGATGCGTCAGTGTCAAAATACTGTTGGATTGCTTCGGCAAGATATCGCCGTCTACTCCATTCCATTGAGTATGGTTTGTAGTTCATGATGAAAGGTTTACGTAAAGGTATTATAGGGGATTTGTCAAGTGTTGTCAATATCCAGGCACTTCTCAAACTTGTCTCTTAACTCATTTAACTTAACCTGATGCTGAAACTCCATAATATGATCTTTTATTTCTTTTTCTTCTTCCGTGAATTCCATACGATATTTGAGTTTAACATCAACAAGACGCACCATTTCCATGTAGAATTCAGTGCCCTTGTTTACAAACTCGTTGTATGTCAATCCCGAGTCCTCCAATCGTCTGGGCGATCCTCAGTCCACCAGTCAATCATATCATCAACACTATCAAATCCACGCTTACCAAAGCGTTCATTACCAAATCCACCAAGATCAAGTTGATTCATAAAATCATCAAGATCACCATCCTGCATATCAGGATTCTCCGATTTTCTCCTTGCTTGGCGTAATATTGTAGCAGCAGTTCTATTTGCTTTTGCAAGCTTCTCTGCCCAAATCATATCTTCTAAACTTACCTCTTCGTGAAGCACGATCCTTTCACAGATTGCCTCTAAACGAAGACGATACTGGGTTGATAACATAACCTACTCCAAGTATGTGTTATTTATTTTCGTATTCGTTCATCAACTCTTTTGCAAGTTTCATAGAACGACGCCACATTAAATATTTTACCACGGGATTGCGTGGATTATTCAATAACCACCACTTTTGCTTCTCAAAGTTAGATTTTGCTAACTTAGAAACATAATAAAAAGCAGCGGCAACGCTATTATCTGTTGCAATCAGATAAGCGACCACTGCAAAAAATAATATCCATATGTAATAAGAAGTCATTGTCCAAACTCCTGAGATCTACGGGAGTTTAGATATTCTAACACTTCTTCTCTCCATTCAAGGAGTTCATTGTAACATTTTTGATTATGGGCACACTGTCTAAGTTCGTGATCTGGTTTTAAAACACTCTCTACAAAAAGTCCCAGAGCACGGTGACGTTTTTCTGCTTTGTCCATAATTTTCGTTGTAGTTGTACTATTTAATAAGGGTCACAAGGAACTCTTACAACTTCTGTCCACCTCCTAACATAACCAGATCTCCACCGATTACCAGGAACATATTCTTCGTGAAGAATGCGTTCTCTACAAATTGGAATGTATTCTCTATAATTATAATAGGGTCTTTCATAGACAAATGGTTCCCAAAATTCTTGCCAGGTGATTGCTTGTGCTGGTATTGGAAATAAAGTAAGTAGAAAAATTGGTATGAGTTTCATAGAAACTTTTCTAACGTATTTGTTACATTTTTTGCTGCTTTAATCTCTTTTGAGATGTAAGTTCTTGCCGATTTATAGTTGTTAGCAACATGAACTTGCTGCCCATTATGTATAATGGCAAACTTTTTTCCAAAAGGAACTGCTGCCCACATTCCATCCTTGGTTACATATCCTTGTGGATCTCCTGGTTTAGGATCTAAAACACCAGGACGGGGAATAAAAGGTTTTAAAAACTTTTCAGTCATCCAAATACCGCAGTTACTCCAATTACTTTTGCACTAGGATTACGAGCGAGTGCAGTTCTTTTTGCATCCTGATAATCACGTGCTTCCACGATCTCATCAAAGACCTTACCAGCAACGTAGAGTTGAACTTTGCAACGCATTGGATTTCTCCTGATTACCTGTTTATTTTAATGCAGAAAGCAGAGGGTTCATGATGGGTTGTGCCACTTCTTCATCCGTCACAAAGGGATCGATTTTATCGTAGGAACCCACCCACTCCCGTGCTTTTTCAAAATATTCTGAATCGTTCTCAATTCCGATGTATTGACGATTAGTATTCTTACAGGCAATGATAGTTGATCCAGAACCCATACAATTATCTAGGATAATGTCACCTTCATTGCTGTATGTCTTGATGAAGTATTCAATTAGAGGCACAGGTTTCTGTGTTGGATGAAACTTTAACGGATCATCGTTGTTAATGACAGGAAATTGCAGAACATCACGGGGATATCTTGTCGTTGAACCACCAGGATTGCCCAGGCGCCTCTCAACATGGTTATAATTGCGTTTTCTGTCGGGAGGGGGCAACTGGTCCTTCGGCAGCACCGCATTCATGGGTTTATGCCCATGTGTCATTTGGGGATTGTATGTTGGCAACTTACGATAAAACACCAGCACATTTTCGTGTGCCTTCATAGGCATCTTCTTTGCATTCAGGTGCCCAGTTGCCTTGTTCTTTTCCCAGATCCACTCATATTTGAAATATTTCAAGTTAGAACAGGCAAGAACCTTATCAAAAGGTGGTTGTGCAGTGAGAACAATTGCACCATTTTCCTTTACGACACGATGATACTGTTCCCACAGTTGATCAAATGGAATCAAACAATCCCACTCGTTCATAGTGGTTCCGTAAGGGAGGTCAGCAAAGACCATATCCACACAACCCTCAGGAAGTGTGGACATAATCTCAATACAATCTCCTTGAAATAATTGATTCATCGCTTCACTACCGAAATTGCAGGTTGACCTTGATTGAACACGGTGTCCACCACCGCTTGCACCTTCTTAGCGGTGCTGATGCCCACAGAAGAGTACACAGGGATGCAGACCAACCCAAAGGACTTAGTATACTCGGAAAGGTTTCCAGGGGCAATAGCGCCGCTCCTGAGTGCCGCTGCGTCGCTCTGGTGGAGGCGAATCACACGACCGATGGTTTGGGAGACGCCAATGTAATCCATCGAACGCATAAAGAGAACTGCTTCCAGACCAGAAACATTGATTCCCTCAGAAAGAATGCTGTGATGAAGAACCACAAACTTCTTAGAGTCATCCTTACCCCAAGCACTGAGAGTATCAAAAAACACCTCACGGTTGACCTTCTGCCCATCGATGATAGCGCCAGTCTTGCTGGTGATATACATCCAAGAGAAACCACGATCTTCCAGTTGAGTGCAGAAATCAGTTTGAGAAACCAGATTCTGAATCTGTTTGGTTGCTTTTGCACAAATCAGAACCTTCTCCACTTCCTGAGCATCGATGGTAGCAATCAGGTTCTCACAGTCAACATCAGCAACAATCTGATCCTTAGAGAGCATCTCAAACTGCTGCACAACAACCTTAGGAGGAACAATGAAACCACCTTCTACCAGTTCAGGAGCAGGTACGTTGCAGATCACGTTGCCATAAACGGCAGCGTCGTTCATCCCAGGTTTGGAAATAGTAGCAGAATGCTTAGGAGTAGCAGTGAAGAAATAGCAGCGGTCAGCAGTAGAAGCGAAATGCTCGGTGGCAGGGAAGAAATGGCGCTGGACAGAGTTGTGTGCTTCATCGAAGTAAATGGTATTGACGTGAACGTCTGCCTGTTGCAGGCGTTGCAGAGAGTTGTAGGTGGTGAAGATCAGTTTGTTACCACGAGTCTGATCCACCCAGTTACGAATCTCATTCGGGCGAGTGGTGCTCTGGTGATGAGTTTCACCACTGTGAACGTGCAGCACAGAAGCATTGGTGATGAACTCCAAGAACTCACTGGACAATTGCTCTGCCAGGAGGATGCGCGGTGCCACGACCACGATAGTCTGGGGAATATTCTTAAGAAACTCACGAATAGCATCAAAGATAGCAACATTAGTCTTGCCGCCGCCAGTGGGGATAATCACTTGCCCTTTCAGGTACTTGGCAAGGGCATCCAGAGCACGTTGTTGGTGAGGGCGAAGTTGGAACATCATCTTGCGTTTCAATACAGTTATTATACAGCAAAAAACAGGGGAACCAAAGCCCCCCTGTGACAGTTATGAAAGTGGATCAGAGTTTAACCAGTTCTTCCCCATCCATCCCACAAATCTGAGGAGCACGGTATCCAAATTCAAGATAATCGCGCAAAGAAGAATTGTGAGTGTTAAAAGTTTCAAGAGAAGAGATCACACGATATGCTTCTTGCTTGCGTGTTTCTACAACTTTGCGAAGATCATTACCATCTTTTACGTTAGAGGTAGTCACATAGAAGTGGACAACAGTCTTGATTCCCTTAGAAGCAGCATCAAAGAAGATAGGCAAGAAATCGCGGAGGAAAACCTTTTGACTTGCCTCATAAAGGCGATGTACAACTTTTACATCATCTTCAAGTTTGAAATCACATTCACGAATTACAAAACCCTTGTCTAAAATAAGCATATCAATAACTTCATTTCGGGAAATAGAAGCAAGAAATGCGCTCTTTCCAGTGTTATTGAAGATTGCTTTTTTGAGATTGCTGCGGGAGAGTTTGGTCTCATTAGGAGCAAACTTTTCTACCCAAGCACTCACAAGTTCGGAAGTAACTTCTACACCCTCATTTTTCTTTCGCTCAATGAAAAGAATACCACGTGCTTTGTAGTCTTCGAAACAAGCAGCAGTTCCATCAGGTTGGGGTTGGTGAAGTAGACCAATCTCATCGATTACGTCACCAACACTATAATTTTCTTTGGGGCGGAAGATATCAACAGGCATCCAGGTATAACCATTTTCCTTATACCAACGGAGACGATGATTACCATTCAGCAACCAATCTTCACCTTCAAGCATACAGGCAGGTCGCTTACCAAACTTCCAACCCTTCGACATCGAACGGTCAACAGTTTCATAAGAAGTTTTGGTGATACCACGAAAGCGACCAACGTTTGCTTTACCAGGTTTTTGAACGGTATTTACATTAATAGCACGAGTTTCCACATATTCCAGAGTTTCGTATTGGTCAGGAATAGGATAGGAACGAATTTCTTCTACAAGACGCAGAACAGCATCATCTTGCGGATGCGGTTGATAGTCAGAAGGAATATTGATGTTAAATTCAGTGAAAGTCATAAGATTCGGCAATTTGTCCATTTCGGTTTTGGCAGTGTGCCTCAACCACCCGCTTAATATACGATGGATCTCCCTTGCCGTCAACCCCCGAATGATTAGAAAAACTTTTCAATACCGATAAGTTCTCCAAATGAGTAATCATATTCCAGAGCATCGGCACAAACATAGTGTGGATGATCAACAGATACTCCAAGTCTAGTGCATAACTCTTTATGATTATCTTCCATCATCTCAACAGCATAAAGCATATGATTCAAAACATATTCTTCACTATGATATTGACACAAACGATTCTTTAATCCTAGAAGAAAATTACCAGACCCTGCCGAGTTATCGATGAAAGTACTGCTCGGATCTTGAAGTAATTCCAAAGGAATTTCATCAATCATATTCTCGACAAGTTCTTGTGGGGTAAAAACTTCTTGTGTTTCTTTAATTCTTTCATCGGATCTTTCAATCGTAGATCCAACTTCTAGATTATGTTTATTCTTTGCCATTTTTCTCTTCTAGACACCTCACATACGTCGAGATTAGATCGTTCTTACCAAAATGATACCGTCCATTGCACTGATTTGCAACCTCTCTAAACACAGGCGCAAACTCAACGAGATTTTGTATTACATCTGGTGAACGAACTTTGAGAAAGTGATGTCCCTTTGCATAATGAGTAAAGTTCTCAGTTTTAACTCTACCACTGGGTCCACAACCATACTCACCCACAAACACATCTGCTTCAAATCTTCTCTCATAAGAAAGAAACTCAAAGTCAGAATGCTCACGCATCATCGGAATTTCTCCGACTCCAACCCTAAATCTAGACGTATTTCTAACTTCCCAGTACTGTTTTACAGCACTAATCCCACCAGGAAATGTGGAAGGATCTAAATCTTCATCAACAACACAATGAAGGTGACCTTTAATTTTATTCAAAGAAGAAGGTTTGCGTACAGAAGTTGGTAATACAAACCTTATGTCATCAGTAATCTCAGCAGTCTTATTCAAGAACTTTATAGCAAGATTACCACCAACACCATATGGAGGATTACCAATAGCTAAGCTGAATCTCATTCCTTCTCTTCAACGGCAACAAAGCGATTCTACTGTGATTTGAGGGGTTCTGTCAAGTCATTTAATATAAAACAAGGGAAGTTGATCCAACTCCTGGAACAGTGAAGAAAATTCTGTTCCCAACTGTGGTTATTTTGACAGCAGTTCCTATACCACTATTAAATCCATTTGTTGCAGTAACAATTCCTGAATTTACTGTTACACCTGTACCAACTTTAATTTCATCAGAATTTATTCTTGATGTCTGAATACCAAGATTGACCCAACTGCTTCCTGCTCCAACAAATCCCTCAAAAGTATTTGTTGAAGAATTGAAAACAATACCACCTTGTACATCTACATCATCATTTTCAGAATTTATAGTTGTTCTAACAGAACTGGTAATAGTTGGAAGACGTAGGAATCTTCCTGCGGTATTGACACCAACTCCTGCAAGAGCGAAATCAACAGAACTTACTGGGAAATCTGTCCCAAGACCAATAGATTCAAATAATCCTATTGTATTCCTTGCATCTAATCCAATTCCAATAGGAATAGATGTTGTTCCAATTCCTATTCCACCACTACTAATGACAACAGATCCCTCACCAATTCCAATTTGAATGTCTGAGGTTGGTTGTGTTGTTCCAATACCAATCGAAGAATTAAATGGTAAGAATAATCTACTACCAGAGACATCTAAATTAAATGCTGTTGATACACCTGAGGTTAAATTAAAGTTCTCTGTAATTGTTGTTCCACCAGAAGAAGTGGTTAACCCAGGAATTGATGCCGTTCCAGTTACATATAAATTGTTGACAGTTAAACTTGAACCAACAGAAACATTATCATTAGCGTTTAAAGTACCACTAATTGAAGCATCACCAACTACATCTAACTTAACTGTTGGATTTGTATTACCTAAACCTAAATTTCCGGTATAGGTCAAAGTCATTAATGTATTTGTTGAATCTTTTCCATAGATCCAATTAAATCCACCTGTCGAGATGCCAGTTGATACTCCGAGATGAATATAGTTGTTTACATTTCCAGCATCATAGTTTATAATATCAAGAGAGTTAATCGTGCTGTATGGGTAAATGCCAATTTGATTTCCATATTTAAATGCTGCAGCATTTAAATTTTGATTGAATCCTCTACTTAAAGTAATATAAGATTCTGAGTTTTGGGAAGAAATTTGAATAGATGATATTCCTGTTCTGGAAACGTGAATGTCACTTTGATAACCAGAAGCACCACTAGTTCCTACGCCAACAGATCCAATTACATCTAGTCTCGTTCCTATTGTTGATACACCAATATTTGAAACGTTACAGGAAATACTGTTAATATTCAATCTAGCATCAGAAGTTAAATCTCTTGCTGTTGAGGCAATACCAACTAGATTACCAGTTACGTTTCCTGTTAAATTACCAATAAATCCACCAGAAGCAGTAATTATTCCAGATGAATTAATATTTAAAGGTAATTTACTGTTTGGTAATTGCGGAATTCTGTCAGTACTAATAGTACCAGAAGAAATATTATCAGCATTAATGAGAGTTAAATTTGAACCAATTCCGACAAATTTTGAAGCAGTAACTATGCCAGTGGCATAAATTTCACCCAAATTATTAATACCTACACCATTTTCGAACGATGATACTAAGTTATTTCCACCAACTTGGAAAGCAAATCTAGGATCATTTGTTGCAACACCAACAAATCCCTGAGCATATATGCTGGTAAATCCTAAACCAACATCAACATCCAACCATTGTGAAGTTGGTAGGTTAAGTAGTTTTCCACCATCACCATAATAAGTTACGATTCCAGATACAGAAGATGCGGTTACAATTCCGCTTGATAAACTTAAACCTGCACCAAGAATACTATTTACAGATAAACTATTAATTGAAACATTAGTAGCAGTTAATGTAGGAGTATAAATTTGATTTGCAGTTACCAATCCAACTACTTTTACAGTCGCTTGTGCTGGACTAATCCCACGAATGTCTAAGGTTTCTGTTGGAATTGTCGTGCCAATACCAACCAAACCAGCTGGACTTATAACTAAATTATCATCATCAACTTGTAGTCCATTGCGAAAGTTAAACTGCTTTCTAATATTTGACATCTTATATGGGATTTTCTAGTTATTTATCCTTATACACATCAATACAATATTGTGTTGATATCGCTAAGAGTTCTTCCAAATATTTGTCCATAGTTTTGAAGAGTAACAGAAACACCAGGAGCTGTTGTAATTGCTGCTCCATTTTCACCACCTGCTGCACCATTAGGACTTGCTCCGGGAGATCCTGGTCTTCCATTACCACCAGGGCTAGCATTGGTTCCACCTCCACCACCAGATCCTCCACTACTTAATGATCCAACACCACCAGATCCTCCAGTAGTTCCACTTGGACCGTATGCACCTCCGCCAGCAGCACCACCAGTTCCCGCAGGATATCCTCTACCTCCACCTCCTCCACCACCGGTAGAGTAGTTTGCATATGTTGTACAACTAGTTACTGTTCTTCGATTTCTACCAGTACCAACTGTTCTTGATGTACAAACTTGTGTAGTGAAAGAAGCACCATTTCCACCACCACCTCCTCCATATCCTTGAACAATCAGACCATAATTTCGAAGTGTGCAAGATGTTTGTGCTGAAAATGCACATCCTGCTGGTTCTCCTGATATTGCTGGACCAAAAGATCCACCACCTCTTCCCCCAATTCCACCATATCCATATATTTGACCACTTGGACCAACATTAACTATTAATTCTGTACCAGAATCCCATATTCCTGTTCTAAACGCTGCTGTTGTAGTTCCTGTTCTTTGTGTGCTATTGTAAATTGTTGTATTAACATCTGCCCATACTTTTGTTCCAGAAGTTGAAGATGGTTTTCCTTTAAATCCACCAATAACTCGAGTTGAATTTGCTAGATTATTATATCTAGATTTTAATCCACATTTATCTATTGCCGATGATGATAATGATGGAGTGCTAGTTGCCGTATCAATTGTTAATGCAAAATAGGATAAATTTCCCCCTGATATTGGACCATTTGGACCCTGACGGTATGTGACACGTATATCATAAGTTCCTGCTGATATGAAAGTTGTATTGTCGTAAGCATTGAATATACCAGGAGAACCTATTGGATTAAATCCTGCATTAAAAGTAAATACACTACCAATAGTAATGGTTGCATTATCATCTACTACACATTTAATTCTATAATAAGTATTTGATGGGAATGTTACTCTTGCATAAGTCCAGGTAAATTCACCAGCAGGTGTTGGATTATTAATTACAGCATAATTATTCGAAGTATCATAAACATTATAATAAGTAACTGCATATCTGGACACAAAATTTGCATCTGATACTTCTGCGTTTGCTGGATAACGATAAGGATCTGGTTTATATGGATACAATTGTCGATCAGCAACTCTGGTATTGTTTCCACTTACAGCAGATGCAGTTCCAATTGTTATTTTTGTTTTGGCATCACTACCACCTCTATCTCTTAAAGCCAAACCTTTCGCAAGATTTGGTAATGCACTATCTCCTGGTGGGGGAGATATTACCAAACTATTCTCAGTTACCATATCAAGAAATCTTAAATTTTCTATCAGTCCTGAAAAAGTAACTACTAGTGGAGAATCACTTATTTGAACATTAATAGTTGTATCTAGACCATTCGAAAAATTTACAGTGATGTTACTTGCATTATGTTGTTGAAATGTTATACTTCCAAAAGAAGATCCTTGAGATGATGGATCATCATTTATTCTAATTCTAATAGGAACAGTAGCAACACCAGATCCAAATGACTCCAAATATACTGTTGGAGTTGTTGATGAATTATCAACTCTAAACCATACATCTCTTAAACCAGTTTCAAGTGCTTGCATCGTGTCGAAATGAAACTGAGATGGTATTGAACCAGAACTACTAAAACAATCGACAACCATATTAAGTTTTTTATTATAAAAATCACTAAAATTAATTCTACCAGATTGTGGAATTCCATCATCAAGTGGCATATTTGTAAGTCCACTAAATGATTCACTAACTCGATAAGCCCCAATATTTCTATTTGGGGGAGTTCCAAATTCATTAGTGATATCAGAAAACCTTATTGTGCCAGAGCCTTGTAAAGTCATTTGATATTTACTCCTAATTATTTGGAAGATTTTAATTCTTCGATTTCTTTTTTAAGTTCTTTAATTGCCTCAATAAGTAGGGGAACCAACTTATCATATTTTACAGTAATATATTCAGAATTAATTGGAGCTGGTCCTGTTACTTCTGGAAGAACTTCATAAACCTCTTGGGCAGAAACACCGACGTGTGTTTCTTCTGTATTCAACCCAAACTGGCCAGCAAGATCATTGAATCTGTAGGTAAATCCATTTAAAGAACATACTTTTTCAAGAGCATTTGCAATTATAACTCTATCGGTTTTCAGTCTATCATCAGAAACAAATGCACTTATGTCACCAGTTGCTTGAATAGATCCATTAACTGTTAAAGGACCTACGGTAGCTGAACCTGAAATTGATAATGAAGATCCAGAGATAGATCCACTAATCGAAGCATCACCAGAAACTGTGATTCCAGAAGAAGATGTTTGAAGTCTAGAAACATTATCATAGTATAGTGCAACAGCATCATTTTCTGTTGCAGTAAGTAATGTTTCTGATCCTGCTGCGTTTTTGATTTGTAGAGCACTGGTGTTTATTTGTAGTGCTCCTGAACTAGATTCAGTAATATAACTGTTTGTATTATCAGTATAAATTTGAAGTTGCTGTGAATCTCCTAATATAATTTTTCGGTCAGTTTTGACGAAAATATCAGCGCCTACACTTAAAGTACTTCCTATGCCAACACCACCACTAACAACAAGCGATCCAGTTGTAATTGATGTAGATTCTGTTGTAGAGTTAAATTTAACGTCACCGCAAACATTTAATCTCTTTGAAATGCCAACTCCACCAGCAACAGTAAGAGCACCAGTTGTACAACTCGTAGATTCTGTGTCATTTTTTACTTCAATGTGCCCAGAAACTCTTAAATTGTCATTGAGAATAAGTTGTTGATTCATTCTCACGTCACCATTAAATGTGACTGGTCCGTCAAATTGTGAAAGAATCTGACCAGAGTTTCCACCCTCTACAAGAATTCTTTCTTTAACGATAACTTCATCAAATACAACACTTAAACGATTTGGATCTTCACCAGTAATTGTTGGTGTAGGAACGTCAAAAGTTGTTTGCTCACCGGACTGTGCTGAATATTTGGTGTTTCCAATGTAGAAATCACCATCACTATTCATACCAGTGTAAAGAACAGATCCGCACGATGTTTCTTGTGCTTGTGCAAGGAAATCTTCTTTTTCGCTTAAAGTTTTAACTTGAACTTGTGGAAGACCAGTTGAATAGTTACCAGGACCGTATCCAAGGTATTCGAATGTGTGACCAGAGGCACGAACAATCGATGGTCTGCGGAATTCGATTGGGGTTAGTCTAATTTTTTTAATTAATGCACCACTATTATGAGATTCAATAATAGTTCCCATTGAACCACGAATTACTTGAAGTTCATTTGAACCAGCACCAGTAAGAGTATTACTCTTAACTCGCATAATTTCATTGTCAATTTGAATATAAGAACCTAGTGGGAATCTTGCTGCAGTTCCAATACCAGCACCTGGAAGATCTACGATGAATTCTTCATCACTTGTAATTGTTTCACCAAGAATTAAAAGTTCATTATCATAAATTGCAAGAGATCTTACACCAAGATTTTCTCCAAGATTATCTGCACTTGCACTATTTGCAGACATACCATGTTTTAATGACCATCTAGCGTCTGCCAATGAAATTGGTGTTTTTACTGTGAATTCATTAACACTATTGACGTTATTGACAATATAATCACCTAGATTATTATTACTACTATCTAATATTCTAAGTGCATTACCAGCAAGCAGTCCGTGAGGAGAACTGAGTGATTGATAAGTTGCAATACCAATTGTACTATCGTATTCGGTTTGTCTAATCGTAATTGCTGGACCAATATTAAGAGCATATTGATTTGCAACAATTAATGGATCACCTGCTGTTTTTGCGATAGAAATTGCACTCTTGTTTGATGCAGAAGTAATTCTAAAATATCCACCAGCGGTCGTTCCAATACCAGTAACTTGAACATAATTATCAACTGCTGTTGAAATACCGACACTATTAATTACAACATTTGCCTGAGGTGTTCCACCAATTACACTACTATCAAAATAAAGTTGTTCGCCATCAGTATATCCCGAACCTGCTTCAACAAGAGTTGCAGCAGTAACAGCACCACCACTAACTGTTACATTTGCAGTGGCTCCATCCCAAACTGCTGATGATGGTGCAGCATTACTATTAAATAATCTTACATTATAATATGTACCATTTGTATGTCCAGATCCACCATTGAGTGTGGTGTATGCTTTAATACCACCAAGTTGATGCTCTCCATCAAATGTCAGTGTTGCAGCAGTTCCAGAATCTGAAACACCAGTAATTTTTCTACCGTGAGAGAATGTATCAACAAATTTATCAAGTGTTTCTCTTGTTATACTTCTCTTTAAATCATTTGTGGAAACATCTCCCTTTGGATGTCTTTTAGTAAAGCTTTTCGCTGCTGGTGGATTATCTTCGTGATTATCTCTATCTTGTTGTGGATATAGATCAGATACTCTTTGTGAACATTTAAAATCTGTAAATTCAACAGGAATTGCAGTTCCAGAATTTAGGACATATAAGTAATAAACACCATCCTGAACATTGTAAATGTATGGTGTAACAACTTCTGATCTGTAAACATAGAAATTGTCAATTACATCAGATCTAGTGAATCTGGGAAGATCTTTTGTTCTGGTATTAGTATTACTTGTAAATGTTCCAGGATTATGAGTTACTCCGAATATGTCGGTGGAACTGTATGAGAAAGTTTTATCATCAGTAATTGCAGAAACTGCAAATGTTCCATTATACCCAATATTCTTTGTTCCAGACGTATTAGTAGTGCTCTGGGCGTTTGTGACAATAATTTTATCACCAACTCTCAAATCGTGAGTGGAGTCTGCTCTAACAGTGACTGTTGCAGTTCCAGAATTAAATGTGCAAGTTGAAATAAATCTTGGATTACGATCATAATCATAATCTGATCTTGTCAGTGATGTTAAAGAGAAGTCGGAGTTTTCTCTAACCGAAGTAGAACTTGATTCTTGTATGACAAATCCTTCGCTAGGAGCTCTACCATTTGAAAGTTCTTTTGGAATTACATAACGAAGTTTATAAATTTTTTCATCTAAACTTCTATCGTCTTCTTTTCTTAAAACATAAGAAATATCTGTTTCCGGAATTGTAAGACCATTAATATAAGTATAAAGTTCACTATTAGCACTTACATGAACAAACCACTGATTTTGATTTGGATCCCACTGAATAGGATGACCTAGTTCCCCAGACTCTTTGTCAGAAACTCTACTTTCAATTCTAAGTTGTTGTCCACCATAAGCAGTAATTGTTAATGGTGTTTGTGATGATGCATTTGTTCTTGAAGAAGCAATTTGAATTTCAGTGGCACCTAATGTGGTTTTCTTTTCCGAAGTTACTGCATAATATAACGTATTCTCTTCAATGCCTTCGGGTAGATCACCAGTTTCACTGAAAATACGAATGGATTCACCGTTTCTCAGTGAATGTCCTGTGGGAATCGTATAAACTGTCCCGTTAGAAGTATTTGATAGTGTTGTTTTATAAACTTTGGCAGAACTATCTGATCCAGAAATCGTTGTAGCAGGAGAAACGATCGGACCATTGGTCATTAAAATATTTGCTTTATATGTTGAAACATATACAGCATCATTAACTCTTGCACCAATTCTATAACCCTGAGAAATAATCGGAGGTGCAATATCTAGTTTGTTGTATCCTAATAAGTATAGATGATTGCTAATTCCAACTGATTTTGTTTTGCTTACATCAAATTGAACCCATTCGATTTGGGATTCATCCTTAACAATTGCTCTTGGAGAAACAATTGATGTAATATATCCCTTGTTATCTTTTGTAAATGCTTCTGCTTTAAATCCATCAGCAAGAAGTGATACTTGACCAAAGTTAGAGTTAGAGTTTGTAATCGAAGCATCACCACCACTACGAGTATCGAAATGATAAGTAAATCCAATAGCAAAGACGGAAACGATTTGAATAAACGCATCGTTTGACATCTTAATGTGACTAATCTCCCAACCTTGTCTATAAATTGCGTCGGGATCAAGGTGATAAACAAATGCCTGATTAATTGATGATGATTCTGATGAAAGAGCTTCACCAGTTACTTTTGTAATCCCAATGCTATCATACGTTCTATTTGATGGATTATATTTTACAAAAGCACGGTCATCTTTTTGTAGAGATACAGCAGTAAACTGTGCGACGACCATTGAACGGAAACCTGATGCTTTTGCACCATCAGCGTGCATTCCATTCATACCCCATACAGAGCGTAAGGATACGTTGAATACGTATGGGGAAGCACCAGATACAGTGTCAGTTTCAATAATAACTGCTGCGGTTGGACCAGGTGCCAATCCTGCTGCTGGACCTGCTGGTAAGTTCGCTCTTACGTTTGATAGTGAATAAGTGAATGTAGTGCTACTAATAACAGAAGAAACTTTTGTTGAAATATTATAATCATTAACGTTAATTCCACGGATCTTAATTGGAGTTCCACCAGTCAATCCGTGTGGCGTTTGTGTTGTAACTGTGACAACTGTTCCTGGTGTTGCACCATCACCAGAAATGATTGAAGAAATGGTAATTGGATCAGCAGCAAATGCTCCAACAATTTCCCATTCTGGTCTTTGCTTAGCAAATGAATTTGGTTCAGATGGATATTTTTGATCAATTTCCCTTCCAGATGCTCTATTAAAAGCATTACCGACCTTGCTATAATACATATCAAGATCTGTAATGGCATAACCACTTGGTAAATTTACACCATCAGCATATTCGAAACAAGTCAGCTTATGGTGTGAAAATGTTGGTCTGGACTGATTATTCGCAGAAAAATCAGACGGGTCAGTATAGACAAGACCAAGTTCATTTCCATCAAAAATAGAAAACTGCCAAAAATAACAAGCACCAGTAATTCTAAAAATGGCACTAGTCGGTGCGTTAGAATCCGTGGGATTTGGAACGTATTTTGGTCGAATTTTAGTCTTTCTTAAATCAAGACCAACGATTGAAGTTCCTCTTGGAACAACTGCTCCACCGTAAATACTATTAAACTTATAGAGAATATTGTCCGATTGTGTAAGATCAAAGTTAGAATTAAGTGTTAAAGTTAATTCTGCACCAGCAAAAGATTCTGCACCTGTTGGAGAAACTGCCGTTGCAACTCCACCATTATCTTTGATTGCATAACCAGGTCTATTATCAACTAGGTGTTCGCCAGGAAATAAAAGAATTGTTGTTTTTTCTGTAATATCATTATCATTTCCTCTTAGATACGAGAATCTAGCAGACTCAATTAATGCTCTCTGAATCGTTTTAAATGGTTTTGTTAATGAGTTACCCTGATTCTCAATACCATCAGTAGCATCAAGATCATTGGGGTTAACATAAAGAATACGACCTTCTGTATTCTTGATAAAATTCTCTAGCTTATTAAGAGGCATCGGATTATATTCGCCAAGATATTTCTATGCTTTATTTATCCCATTAAATCCTCCTCATCATATTCAATAACATCATCAGGCATATCTTCTGGATTCTCTAACTCAACTGGAAAAAAGCAAGGATGGACCTCTTCGTCTATCAAATAGAATGAGTTTCTGTATAAATCTTCGGGTTCAAATGTACGATTTTTATCTGCTGCTCTACAAAGATCTTGATCATATAAGTGACCATCTGGAAGTTCGTCAAACGTAAAAGGAATGTGATTGATAAAATACATCTTCACAATCATACTGCCATTATTGTACCAGCAGTATGCGTGATCGATACGATAAGACATAGGGTTTTCCCATATCTTATATTTATTTTTATGCGAGTAGGGAGACTTGAACTCCCACGAGGTTGCCCCCAACAGATTTTAAGTCTGGTGTGTCTACCGATTCCACCATACTCGCTTGTTTGATGCCGTGTGTTTGTGAGACTAAATCAAAACCGTTTGATAGATGCCCCACTGGATTCTATCATAAGTTATGAACCACGGCAAGTGCTCGTTGTGGGGAACGATCCCACCTATGCCGATTTATGAGATCGGTGCATTCACCAGATTGCTAAACGAGCAATGGGAACACTGGGAGTTGAACCCAGACTAACCCGTTATAAGCAGGCCGCTCTGACCATTAAGCTATGCTCCCTTGCTTTTATGATGCCTCGTTATTTAACTCAGTGTGTATTCGTATGAGGTCATCATCCGCAGGTATCATAACTGCTGCTTTACCATTTTCATCCACGATTCCTATATGCTCTCCGTTTTCCACTCTTTCAATCAGTTCATCAAATCTTTCTTGAAATTCTTGCACCGTGAAAATTTCCATTGATTTCTTTCGGATATTTATATTATAGCATCACTCACCATAAATTGCAAGATCAGCATACTCAATCTGCTCAGGATCAAGTTGAGCAGTGACAACTTCCAACACGTTCATAAACTCTTGAACAGTCTCACACTCAACCAGGCGCTCACTGCCCTGATCACTGAGAAGGAGGAAAGTGCGGGTGCAGACATCAATCACAATACCCTGTACGGTTTCTTGTGCGGTGCTCATTTGGTGTTCCGTTGATTACCCCCATATTATAGGGGGTCTTGGGTCTGGTGTCAAGAGGGTGGCGTGGGCCAGTCTGGATGGTTTTTATCAAGCATTAAAGGTTGTGGATCTTCAATATTTTTTGGTAGATCTCTTAATTCTTGTCGATAAACTTTCCACTCCTCATCATTTTCAAGGAAAATATCTCTACACTGTGTCCAGTCTGTCATTTGTAAAATGTAATTTCTTCTATTTCTAAGTTCTCTCCAATAATCAACTTCTACTGGTTTTATTGTTACTCTTTCATATTCAATTCTTTGCAATTCTGTGTAAAAAACATCCACACATTGTTGAAAAATTTCAAATTCTGTTGTGTTTTCTTTCCTATCTTCATACTCTATTTCTCCATAGTCATTATACCATTCTAAAGATATAATTCCAGAAGGAATCCAGGATAAATCCGTTTTTATATTTGAAAGATATTGACCATCTATTGAGATATAATTATCTTCAACTCTTACGGTAATTCTCATAGTAAGAAAATTTTTAATTATTTATTTTTAATATATTAATATTGATATGTAATTTTTACAACGATTAGTCCTGGCGATCCAGGTTGTCCAGGACCTCCTGATGAAGTATTTCCATCATATTCAGCACCGCCGCCGCCTCCACCGCCGCCTCCACCATATCCAAAACCACCATCTCCTCCTTCACCGCCAGTACGAATAGCATTTCCACCAGCACTGACTACGTAGTTTCCATTTGAACCTTTTGTACCCTGAACGAACGGTATTTCTGGTACTAAAGGTGCTGGTTCAGAAGTTGATTTATTAAAGGCAACTCCTCCTGCACCACCAAATCCACCATCTCCTGCAAAACCACCTTCACCGTAACCAGTTGCTGCTGTTGGAAATGTGTTTATACCATAACTAGAAAATACAGTTTTTATTGATTGTGGAACTGATAACACAGATCCTCCTGGTCCAGGATTTGGACCTGAGACAGGTGTTGGAAAATTAGATCCAACACTTACTGGTATAGTTCCTGGAGAATATGGTGCTTTTGGAGCGTTTAAGTAAACTGTAATTGTTCCACTAGATCCACCAGTTCCACCCGCGCCCCCATCTGCTGACCTAGGAATTCCAGGAGCTCCAGAACCTCCACCGCCACCACCAGTAACTCCAAAAAAATCTATTCTTGATATCTTTGGATAGTATGATGAAACATCAATTGATCCAGGAGAAGTAAAATAATGATATCTAGATTGAGTATCCCAATTTGAACTTCTATTTAAATATTCCTGAGAGAATAAATTAAAAATTCCCGATTGAGATAGTGCATTAGTTACTGAACTTCCAATCCGATTTCCTATAAATTTAACCATATTTTTTATTACGATATTTCTTCATATGAAATGATATATTTTAAATCAGAATTTGCTGATGCAAGACCTGTAATTGATCTATCTTCTTGTAAATAAATTGAAGAATCTTTTCCTAAAACAACTAATGTAGAGTCCGGTAAAACCGCAATTGTTGATGCAATTTCGTAATTATCTCCACCACCTTCCTCTGCGGTATTGTATGAGATTGTTACGTTAGCACTATTTGTTCCATCAACGTTTGTTACAATAATTGTATTTACTCTATATAACTTTCCACTAGAAGTCGCATTAGAAAGCAAAGAAACAGTTGATGTTGTTAATTCACCAGCAGTTGTCACACCATATATGCTGGTTGTAGATACAATATTAGGAGATGTCATTAGTTAAAAACAATGATATTTTTTTATTTATTAGGTGGATAAAATCCAAGTTACTGCACTAAATCCACCATTAGATCCTGATGGTAAAGATCCACCTCCACCACCACCTCCTCCTCCACCACCAGAAGATGGAGAAAGTTGAGCGTTATTGTAAAATAAAGTTCCAGAAACTACAACGTTTTTGTAGAATCTGACATCTTCATTAAACCAAACTTCATCATTAAAAACTTTTAAATCTGATAAGTTTTCTGAATCTGTAAATGCCATTTTTTAACTCCTTATAAGAAACCACCAAGAGTTCCTAACGCTTTATCTGCTACATAAGTTCCTCTAAACACACCATTCATAAAGGTTGCATTCTCTGGTGCCAAATTACCCGAAAGAGCATCACAGTTTGCAATATTTGATTTAAGATCTATTTTATTGCCTGCTTCAATTTTAACACTATTTCCTGCTTTTAACGTTAGATTTTCATCCGCATCTACTACAACATTTGCTCCACGAATTCTAACTTGTCCATTTTTCTCAGCAGTAATCCAGATATCACCATTTTTTCCAGTAATAATAATATCAACTCCAGTTGTGGTACTTTTTTGACCACCTATAATTTCAATCGATTGATCATTGTAAATATGAAACATTCCACCAAAAGACATTCCTACAAGAGAAACATCTCTTTCATCATTTACACCATATAAATTATAAACATCACTACCATTTAAACCCATTTGAGGGTTACCAGTATCAATTCTGAAATGAGGACTAAAAGAATGATACTTTCTTCTTTGCCAATTTTGTTTTTCGAAAGGTCTTTGTGCCATATTACTTACCGATACAATCTATTTGTTGTTTAACTTCACCTTGATATTGTTTTCTCGGTTTTAGTCTTGCTTTGAGAGTTGCTCCATAACCAGTTTCACTTATCACTTTAAGAACTGGCAAATCATTAACTTCTAAAACATTATTCAATTGACTATTTATTGGGAATACTTTAGTAATCTCTCCATTATCACCAACCTGTATTTTATATGAAATAGGACTCGTAGTGGAAATACCAACAGCATCAAGAGTAGATACATTTATAACTGTATCGGTATTCGTATATCCAGTTCCAGGTTCAATAATAACAATATCATCAATAACATACGGTGGTTCTGGACTCGTTGCTTCAACTGTTCCACTAACAGGATAATTTTCACCCTCAGAAACAATGTAAATTTCAATCACTTGTCCATAAGTTGGAGACTCTTCATCATAATCTATGACTGATCTTGCCACAGCCCCATATCCTTGTTTGCAATCATCAATAATTTCTACAAATGGTGGGAAATCATAATTAGACCCACCATCATCTATTTCAAATCCAACAATACTTCCAGTTACAATTGGTCCATCACCAACTAATGAACCAATAATTGCTCTTGCAGATGCTCCTGATCCATTGCTTCCAAATATCTTAACTTTAACTCCTCCACAATTTAATGGTGGACCACCATAACAATCGGAAACGAGACCTTTGAATCCTGGATTTGAGAATCCTTTTCCTAAGAAGTCAAGAGATCCAACATCTTTTACAAAGTCATCTATTGCTTCTCCCGTATTGATGAAAGATTCTGCTATCGATGCTGCTAGATTAGCAGATTCTAAAATAGCGTTTATAGGAATACCAGGTTCTTCTTTTGCACCTTTGCCAATAACCCACTGATTTGTTGGGGAATTATAATTTGGAGCAATTTCATTACAAGAGCGTCTGAAATTTCTACTTAATAGTCCTTCTGCACTTGATCTCAAAAATGAAATTAGATTAAATCCCATTAAAATCTTTTCAACTCCACCAAGAAGAGGTGTAAGTATTGAATCTATTCCACCAATGATATGATTTAATAACCCGCCAATAAATTGTTCTGAAATACAACTCACAAAATTAGCAACATTATCTGCAACTGAACTTAAAAGATTTTTAATTACATTACCAATAGATCCTAATATTGAATTGGCAATGCAAGGCAACGCTTCTTCAATTGCTTGAACTGGTGCGATCATTGCTGCTTGTGCTGCAACTCCTGCCTGATGTGCTATTGGATCACTTTGAGTTGCGGCAAAAACAATTGCATAAACTGTTTTATAAAGCAATTTCAATCCAGCGTTTAATACTGGTTCTAATGCTTTATATAAATTGTTAATTACATTATTAACAATTCCACTTGCAATTTTTTGTATTTTTGCTGTTATGTTTGCAATTTCTGCGTTAATTAATGCTTTTGTTTTTCCAATTGCTCCGGTTACATTATCAGAAATTGATTGTATTTTATTTACAAAGTTATCAACTTCAGTTGATATTTTTTCAATTGTACTTGAAGTAGATCCAGTTGCTGCTTTTATAGTGTCTCCAATTGCACTATAATAAGATCTTTCATCTGGACCAATTTTCTTTGCTTGATTTGGTGATACGTGTCTTGGTGATTTTTGCGAATTCGCATTATTTTCATTTGCCTCATTTTTTATGAGGTTAGCACCATCATTATCAACCTTATTTGTATATCCAGTATAGGGTTGAAAAGGTGCTATGTATTGATTAGTTCCAACTAGTGATGTTCTGCCAAATACACCAAGGATTACTGGTAAACTATAATCTGGTGATCCATCTAAGAAAAATCCAAAAACCCAATCACCTGGCGAGATTGAGACAGTTGTTGCCTGGTTTGCTGCACCAGATCCAGCGGTTGTTGGGAGCATAACTTGCGCCCAACGAAGTTCATCATTTGAAAGTTCTGATGTTCTAGGAGAATCATATCCTAAAATGCGAACTTTATATCTGTGTCCCCAACCAGCACCATTAATTTGTCCTTGATGATTTTCCTCTGGTGGAATTTGTCCAATCCACCATATAAATCCATCTTTTCCTATAAAATTACTTTTTATTAGAGACTGATCTAACATTCCTTAATCTACCTTATTATTAGTTCCGAATTTTCCAAAAGTATCTCTAATTAGTTTCAAAGATGTATATGATCCAGTGGTATCAAAATGATGACACAATGCTTTAATCATATATAGACCACTTTGTTCCTGATCAAATTCTTTCTTTTTAGAAATAGTTGTTTTTGGAAACTGGCACTCAATAATATCTCCTGCTCTCAAATTTGTATTTGATGGAATAGTTGCATTTAATACTTGCGTAAACAATGTATTATATCTCATTAGAGATTGTGCCTGATAATTTATTGAGTTTGCATTTTGATTTAATGAAACTTCTGGATCAAATGTTCCAATGTCTGCAATCGTTGCAACTATTCTTGATGTAGTTTCTCCGAGATCTAGATCAACCGCATCTGAAAAAGAAATCTTAGGAGGTTCTATCTTTGTTCCAAGATTTTTTGATTTTCCAGCATATTGATTTTTATCAAAGTTTATAATGGTTGTTCTAAAAGTTGAAGGATCAAAAACAATTCTTTCAGACGCAAATGCCCCCATTCTTAGATTTTCTAATAATTTTTGATTTTTACTTGTAGTATATGATAAGATATTAAAATCATTATTTCTTTCGGAAGAATGTTTGTTAATTTCAGTATAAGTGTAAGATGCCTTTGGTTCTTGTGTAATTAAACTATCCAAGGATTTAAAAAAGAAACCGTCTTTTGTTTGAAAGAAAACAAATCCAGCAGTTGAATTTTCTTTTGATATCTCTGGAACTGACTTTGATGCTAAAGTTACTAAAAGACTAAATGGTTTTTTTGAATTACCTACAAATCCATACTTATTTGAGGTTTGATCAATTTGAACTGGTTTATTGGTTCTAATATATTCTTTAATTATATTTTCGGCAGATGCTGATATTGGGGATGAAGTTGGATACTTTTTAGTAACATTTTGAGTTTCATTTATAATTGCTTCTTTTGAAGATAGGTATAAAACAAATGTCTCCCTTTGGTTTTCACTAATAACATTCCCAATACTCGAAACATAAAGATTATCTTCTGGATTAGTTGCGAAATCTAATCCAGGATTAGTTGGAGAATTTCCTGCTATTTTAATAGAAACCTTTTCACCACCTCTTAGAGGAAGACCCTGATAAATTGATTGCATTTCACCATCAGGTGTCATACAAACGAGATCTGGATTGCCTTGATTATCTGATTTTGGAACAGAGTTACCAGAGTTTGTAATCACTATTGTTGCGGTAACTGTTGGTGAAAAAATGTCCTCATAATAATCGATAGATACTGTTCCTAATCTAACATCGACAGTTTTTTTGCCATCTCTTGACTCGAGAATAAGTGTTTCGTATATTGACCTGTCGATTGCTGCCATTTATAATTACGCTAGGGAAAGATACTGACTTTGTTCGATATATCTATTTAATCCACTTTTATCAGAACTTGATCCACTTAAACCACTACCACCTCTGGAAGATGGTGCAGGTGCCTGTGCAACTTGTGTTGGTTCTTGCATTGGTACTAATATAGTTTGACCCTTTCTTTCTGGTGTGACTTGTGTTGCAGTTTGAGTCGATGCTGGTGTTGCACTAGCAATTTGTATTCCTGTTGGAGTTGCTGGTTTTGCAGCAGTTTGGGGTGCAATAGTCTGTCTTCCAATATCTAAGAGATTTAAATATGGTTTTGGATCAATTGGTCTTCCATTTGGGCGAACTTCATAGTGTAAGTGTATTCCATAACCAGAACCAGTATTTCCAATTTCTCCAATCACTTCTCCATTATAGGGTCCAAGTTTAACAAAGATTCTTGCAAGGTGTGCAAAGTAATATTCAGTATTACCAGATTTAATGATGACTAGATTTCCATATCCACCACCTTGACCAGCATAGGTTACTACTCCAGATGATTTAAAACCAACTAACCATCCTTTCTGTCCGCTAGTTCCTATGTCAATACCTGCATGACTTCTTGTAGATGATCTATATGCTCCATAATTACCACCACCTCCCGAAAGACCAACAGAGGGTGTTCCACCAGAAGGACCAGATACATTAATCTCATCCTTGACACGAGATCTTGGTAATGGAGTAGATGGTGTTGGTGTTGTTGCTGGTGTAGTAACTGCCTGAGAAAATGCTTTTCTTAGTCTATCAACAGAAATTGTCGATCTATTTCCATTATAACCTTGATAATAACTATCTCCGACTTTTCT